CTGCAGGTATTTGGTCGGGAAGGTGACGGGGGTGACCGTCATCTTCAGATTTCCCGGAGGGGCCTTCTTGCGGGGACGGGCGCCGATCGCCAATGCCGCGAAGGCGAAGAGCGGTACTGCGAGTCGCTTGAACACTGTGTGCTCCTTTGATCGAGGGACGATGGTTGAAGGTCGTACAACCAGCGAGAGGGGCGCCCCCGGCAATGGGGCGCCCCTCGAGCCGCTAGTTGAGTTTCGTCGCAGCCGCGTGCGTGTTGCGACGCAGGAGGGCCGTGTTGAGGCGCCAGAACATGTCGCCCCGGAAACGGGTGGTTCCCTCCTGGTGCCGGATCATCTCCGGCGAGGCCCACTGCGGCCCCTGCTTGCTGCGGATGGACCCGAGGTCCTTTTTCCGCAACATGAACAGCGCCCGATCGGGGCAGTCGAAATGACGCTCGATCGGGGTGCCCTGCGGAGTGGTCAGACCATTCCGCTTGCCGGTGTTGTAGCTCTCGCCGCCGTTGAAGCGGACCTGGGCCTGCAGTTCTTCACTGAGGATCCTGATCTGCTTCGCGGCGCCGATGCACCAATCCGGCTCCTCACCCGAGGTCTGGAAAACTTCGTCTTCCAGCTCGTAGATGAGGCTCGTGGAGACGTCCTGCGCCGTGTCGTCGACGAAGGCGGCCCACGTGGGCACTTCGGCGGGGTCGATGCCGCCGTACTCGGTCGAGTCGCTGAGCATCGCCAGCAACCCATCGACCTCGAACGAGTTTGCACCCGCTCGGGCGTTGCAGATCGACACGAAGAATTTGCCGTCTTCTTCGGTGTCGACTCCCGCGCCGCTGATCGTGATCGTCCCGTTCGCTACCGAGACGGCCGTGATTTCGCGGTTGCCGGCGAGGATGTCCTCGTCGGCCACGGTGCCGAGGTCGATCTTGAGGCCCGGGTACAGGTGCCCACGCTTGAGAGCGTTGGCGCCGTCCCCGGCGACGACGAGGGTGGTTTTCGCACCTTCGCTGTCTTCGAGCGAGCAGATGATGCCGGACCCGTCCGAGAACAGGCCCCGCTGCAACTGTCGCTTGATGCCGTCGACCGCGCCCTGACGCTCCGTCTCGACCGCTTTGGCAACTGCCAGAGCGGACGTCGCGGATTCGTCGATCACGGCCGACTCGATGATGACGTCGAACCAGTTGTGCGAGTAGGTGTAGTCCGCACGTTTGGTCACGACGTTGGTGCCTTCGTTCAGTTCCGAAGAACCGTCACGTGGCACCGCCGAGAACCCACCGGACAGACCGGTGCGGACGGTGACGCGGCAAGTGTCACCGTTTTCACCCTCGGGCGTGAGCTTCGTGAACTGATCGAGCAGCGGGCTCCCTACGAAGACGCTGTTCTCGATCGAGTCACTCAGCCACGTCTCTTTCATTGCGGCAATAAATGCCGTTGCGTTCTGCACGAAAGAGACTCCTTTCTGTTACTCCTGCTGTGAGGCCATCGCCCTCTCGGCGGCCGCTGCGCCGAGTGCGAGACGGTCCTCATCATTTTTGGGGTCCAGCGCCTTGCCGCCGGGCTTACCACCCGGTGCACCCCGTCCCGGCTCCGACCGCCGTTTGGCAAATTCCTGCTCGCGGCGAGCGAGGAATCCTTTGAGCACCGTGGCGGCGGTCTCATAGTCGGGGAACCCGTCGGGGCCGGGGTTTGCCTCCGCGCGGTGTCGCACGAAAGCGTCCTCGTCCGCGTCGAGCTCGCGTCCCCATGCCCCTTCGATTTTCTCGAGCTCCTGGTCGGCCAGATCGTCAAGAGCCCGCTCAATATCGGCAACCTCTTTGGCCTGGTTTTCCTCGGCCCTCTCGCGTTCGATTTTCTCGATCCGCGTCTCGACGTCTTTGTCGTCCTCGTCGAGCAGGTCGAGCAGCTCTTGGTCCTCGCCCCCGCCTCCCCCTTTGACGCCGAGCAGCTCGGCGGTCTGAGGGTCGGAGAGGTCGATGCCCATGAGCCGCAGGTAGTGGGGCATGGTTGTGGGGTCGCGCAGGCCCTCGATAAGCGCCTGCGACTGTTCGGCTTCACGCCTGACCTCGCCGAGCTCCTCCCGATCAGCTTGTCGTCTTTTGGTGTAGGTGCCCTGCCACTCTTTCTGCAGGGCCTCCACCGCCGGACGGGCAGCCGGGTCTACGCTCTCGAGGTCGAAGGAGTCGATGAAGGACTCCTCCTCGCCCTCGGGTTTGCCACCTGGCTCACCCTCGGGTTCTCCCCCCGGCTCTGCCTCCGCACCCGGCTCTGCCTCGGCCCCGGGCTCCGCTCGATATACGAGCGTCTCCGGTGGGGTTGTCGCGGCTTCGTCGGGCCAACGGGCTTCGAGTGCCGGCGCGAGTGCAAGTACCTCGTCCAGCATCGGGGGGACATCAGATACGGCCTTGTTCCGCTCGATCGCGGAGGGCGCGTGATCCTTCATCGGTGTTACTCCTTTTACTGGCGCGGGGCGCTATGAAGCGCTTGTCCGCTGGTTTGGTCGGGGGGCGCGGCCTTGTTCCGCTTGCGGCGGAGGGCACGTGCCCTTGTCCGGGTAAGTGTGTGACGCGGCTCGAGCGGCGTCTTACAAGTGGTCGAGATCCCGACGAGTTGTAAGACGGTGAGCTCGCGGCTCAAGGGGGGCTACTAGGTAAAGCAGGGGAGCGTCTATTCGCCGGGTTCGTTGGCGGTCGGCGGTTCTTCACCGTTGCCACCGCCGGGCTGGGGAGAGCCGCCGGGCACCGAGGGCATCGGCTTCGCGCCCTGGGGCTTGGCGGCGTTGGCTTCGCCCTGCTCTTCGGCGGCCAGGTTCGCCACTTCTTCGGCGCGGAGCTGGGCCTGCGTTTCGAGGTCGAGCAGCTTTTGGTAGTAGAAGAGCGAGGCGTCCTTGACACGGCTGGGGGAGCGGTCCCAATCCTCGGTCTTCATCCAGTTCTCGATCGCCGCTTTGAGGATCGGCAGCGAGTCGAAGGGCCGCGGCAGCCAGCCCGGCACCATCGGTCGTCCATTGAGTTCCTCGAGCACTTCCTCGCCGGGCAGCGCCGGCCGGAGCGGCTGGTTCCAGAACGACCCGTCGCGGAGCTGTTGGATCACGCGGTGGGCGCGGCCGACGTCCTGCTCGTAGCCCTGAATGAGTTTCTCGGGGTTGGCCGAGTTGAGGGCCTCGATCACGACTTCGGGCGGGAAGACGCCGGGGAAGAGCTGCACGAGCTGGGTGATCCGCTGTTCGATCTGGGGCCGGGTGAGCTGTTCGGTCGCCGAAGCCTTGATCGCGACGTCGGTTTGGTTGCGCAGGTCGGCGCCCTCGAAGTCGCCGACTCCCTCCCAACCCGTCGAGCCCCGCAGCTTCATCACTCGATCGGCACCGTACTTGCGCTGGGCGATCACGAGGCAGTCCGACATCAGGCCCGAGCGGAAGCGGTTGAAGTCGTCGATGAACTTTTGCCAGGCCGACCGATTGAGTTCGGTTACCTGGCCGATCGCCTTGCCGGATTCGACCTGGGGCGGAATGTCCTCGTCGAAGGAGATCGCCGAGAAGCGGGCTTTGGCGCGCTCTTCCATCTCGAAGAGCTCCCCGGGGAAGGTGATGTTTTCGCGCCATTCGGGTTTTTCACCATTGGCGAGCGTGCGGTCGTACTCGACGACCAGGCCGGGCTCGTCGGTCGGGTCGGTAAGCAGCACGCCCTCGGCGGCGAGGATCTGCGCGACCAGGCCGATCTGCGAATACTCCGACTGCTTGTTGATCGACTGGTCGTAGGAGCGGACCACATCGATGATCTTCTGCACGAGACCCTTGGCACGGTCGTTGGCGCCGTCGACGTCGTAGATCAGCCGGCGCAGGCAGGGGCGGTCGACGACTTCGCCATCGCCGTCGACGTAGGGGTAGTCCTCGTCCTTGAAAATTTTGCGGCCGCTCGCGTAGGTGCCCCAGCGGCCCTTCGGGTACTTCGGGCAGGGCCGCTCGAAATATTCGGTGACAATGCCGAGCTTGGAGCCCTTCTTCTCTCGAGCGGTGCGGCGGTTGTCGGCCGCGGTCGAGGCGTCGGCGCGGAGCTTCTCGCCGGGGATGCCGAGGAAGCCGGGTTCGTCTTCGACCTCCTCGATCGAGCGAACGTGCTCGACGGCATACCAACGGCTGTCCTCGAAGTCGACGCCGGGCTCCCAGAGAACCTCGAGCCCGGAGTAGATCGTGACCCCGATCTCGCCGCGACCGACGAACTTCGGTTTCTCGGGATCGGGCTGACCCTCATACGGCTTGGAACCGTCCTCCTCAGTGTGGTCAGCTTCGGGGTGGGTGGAGACATCGGTGAAGGGGCCGACGTTCGGATTCCAGTGAGCCCGACCGAAGGTTTCCTCGCTGACCATCGCCCACCACAGGGCCTTCTCCTCGGCGGTCGGGAACCCCCAGAGCTCATAGCCGGCAAGGGCGAGGCGGGTGGCGAGCCGCGCGGCCGCGTAGTCCTCGGGGTCGGTCGTGACGGCGGTGGATTCCCAATCGGGATCGCGCTGCGTTGAAGCGGAGATCTTCCGCTTGAGCATCGGCGAGATGATGTCGTGCGATCGCCGCACCCGGTGGTCGGGCTTTTCGCCACCCTGGGCCACCGTCGCGGTGGAGACGTCGATGATCTTGGTGCCGTCGTCGTTGAGCTCGGCGAAGTGGTTGCCGTTGGCGAAGCGGATGCCGAGCTGCCGGCGGGCGAGGACTTCGGCAAGACCATCGCGGCCGCGCTTGAGTTTCTCTTCGACCGCGGTGGGGATCTTTTCTTCGCCGCGGGGTTCGTCCTTCTTCTTCTCGTCCTTGAGCTCGTCACCCATCCGTCTTCACCTTCTCCCCGCGGCCGTTGAAGGCAGCATCGTCGTCGGCGCCGATCGGCTTGCGCTTCACGTAGGGGCCGCGACGCTCGCGGTGAGCCTCGGCGACGGCGACCTCCGGGGCCTGGATGCGCTGATAGAGCTCCCTGCGCTCCTGTGCGGCCACCTGGCGCTGTTCGATCAGCTCTCGCTCGAGGGCCTCGCGGAAGAGCCGGTCGGCCCTGCGATCGCGCGCTGAGCCCCACTCGCGATATGCGAGCAGGGCGATCAGCGCGAGACAGGTGAGGAGGGCGAGGGTCACGGGTCAGATCAGGTGACGAGCCCGAATTTTTCCAGGGCTTCGCACAGTTCTTTCGCCGTGACTTCGGCCGCCGGTTTGACGGCCTGGGCGGCGACCGGCGCGGCCCCGATGAAGCCGACTTTGGCCCCGTCGTGGTTGAGGTCGCCGTTCAGTTCGGCCTCCCCGCCGACGACCAGCTTGTCGCCGATCGTCGCATCGTCGGCGACCGTCAGGTCGTCACCGACGATGCTGTCCTCGACGTGAACCGTCTTCAGTTCACGGAAGACACCCTCGGCCGAGGTCGTCGAGACGAACCACGTGCCCTCGGTGATCTGGACGGTCGAGCCCGAGGCGAGTTCGGTATCACCCGAGTCGACGTCGGCGGCGTTCTTGTGGAAGATCGCCCCGCCCGCGGCGTTGAGAACCTCCATGGGGAACTCGGGGCTCGCGTTGATGAAGCGCGCCGTTCTTCCGATCGTTGCTCGAAACATCTTGTCTCCTATTCCTTGAAGGGCTCAGCGGAGGCTCGAGGCCCCAACCGAGTAGGTCCATTTCCCGCCGGCCGAGTGCGTCACTTTGACGCGCCACTTCTGCGGCAGGGGGAGAGCCATTACCTCGTGCCCTCCCAACGCTGCCGTCTCGGCGCCGCCGGGGTAGAGGGTGAAGGCGAGGGTCCCGCCGCCACCGAGTTCTTCGCCTTTTTTCGAGACGGCGAAAGCGGTGAGCGGGACGTACTTGCCAGAGGCCGGGTCGCGCGCCTCGATCGAGAGCTGCAGCGTGTCGGCGGCAGCCGGCGCTTTGGTGACGTCGAGGACGACCAAGACGCCGCGCTGGCCGGCGGGGGTGTTCTGGTCTTCGCTGACCGTGGTGGCGACGCGCTCTTCGGAACTAAGCAGGGTGTTCTTCATCAGCTTCCCTCCAGGGTTGGGGCGGGGCCAAGAGCCTCGCGCAGTCTGTCTTCCGCGACGGACAGCTCCTCGCCGCCGGCCACGAGCGCCGTCAGACGCTCGATTGCTTCACGGGCTGCCGCGAGCTCGCCCCGCAGCTCCTCGACCTGGGCCACGCGGACCATGCCGCAGAGCTCGCCGGCTTCTTCGATCCGCTCGCGGCGAATGTAGACGTGGGGGTCGGAGCCGGTGAAGTCTTTTTGGAAGTCGACGACCTCACCGTCGCGCCGGCCCGAGACGATGCAGGTGTGCGGCGGCTTGGAGTTGTGAGCTGGGAGGGTGACGAGTTTCGGGTGCACGTGGGTCCTTTCAGGTGAGGCGGCCCATGACGGTGCCGCGGCGTCGTTGCTGGGGTTGGTAGGGAGGGGCGGTGCCGGGCGTCCACGCTCGAGCGCGCGGGTGCCGGCGTTTGCGCTTGACCGGGACGCGCCGTTCCATGCAGATATAGCGAAGGCAGTCAGGTTTGTGATCGTCTTTCTTCACCACTCCGAAGCTGCCGTCCTCCTTCGGTTTTTTGCGATAGCGGCGGAGCTGGCGGATCAGGCCGACGCAGCGAGAGGAGATCACGAGCAGGGGGAAGAGCTTCTTCTCACCCTCGTTGTCGGGGTCGTCAATCAGGTGGGCGAGGCGACGCTGGATCTCGGTCACCCCGGCCTCGACGTCGTTCTTGCCGTAGATCACCGGGATGCCGGCGGTGATCCACTGCTCGCCGACGCGCTCGCCCGAGCCCAGGTCGCGCGATTTGGCGGCCGGGTCGATGATCGTGTACTTGCAGACCTCGGGCAAACCCCACTCTTCGCGTTTGGTGAAGATCCGCTCGGCGGCATGCTCGGGGACCGCGGCCCGGCCGGAGAGGGTGAGTTCGTCATAGACGACGACGCGCCCCTCCTTGTCGATCCCGGTGAAGAGAACCGCCGTCTCGACCTGGCCCGGGTCGATGCCATCAAGGTGTTCGAGCTGCTTGACGAGATCCCGGTCGATCCACTCTTCGGGGACGACGTGGATGCCGCCGACCTGGGGATCGAATTCCTCGTAGACCAACCCTTTCGCGTTGGTGAAGGCGCCTTCGGTGACGGCCGCGCGCTGGTCGCCGCGGATGCCTTTGATCGCGTCTTCGCGACCTTCCTCGGAGAGATGCGGGTTCTCGTAGATCGAAGCCTGCACGAGCAGGAGCCCTTCCTCCTCGTTGAGCCACACCCGATCGGAGAGCTGCTCGCCCTCTTCGACCGCGGCGTCGTGGATCTCGTCAAAGACCCACCCCAACTTTTCGGAGATCGGGGTGAAGCCCCAGAGCATGTCGCCGTGGTAGTCGGCGATCCGCATCCGGGCCTGGGTGTAGATCCTTTCCCCGTCTTCGGTGTCGGGCGGCTCCTCGTCCCAGACGATGCGGTGGCGCGCCGAGCCGCCGTGCTTGGAGGGCGGCTGTTCGGTCGTCATGAAGTCGAAGACCGAGCCGTTGGCGAAGAGCACGACGTGGTCTTTGTCCTTGTACGCCTTGTCCCAGGAGCCGCCCTTCAACTGCGACGGCGGCACCCAAGCTTGGATCGTCTCGAGCAGCGACTGGAAAGGCTTGCCGTAGTCGGGGGTGATGAAGCGGCATTTGAATTTGGTGCCGTCCGGCCAGATCCGAAACTTGCGCAGGGCCTCGGGCACCGCCGCCAGGTCGAGGGCCTGAATCAGACAGTCGATCACCGTAGCGGTCGACTTGCCGGAGCGGTTGCCGCCGACGAAGGCTTTGGTTTTGACCCTGTGTTCGTGGAAGACCAACTGCCTCGAGTGAGGCACGTAGCGATAGAGCGGGTTTTCCTCGAGCGACTCATTCGCCCTGGCGAGCAGTTCGAGAACCTCGGGGTCCTCGAGCGAGGCGGGGTCGTCGACCTCAAGCTCGAAGCCGGGTGGAACGGCACCGCCGAGGCCGTCCTCGCGGGTGATCTCAACCATCGGTCGGGACGGAGTCGATCGGCACCGGGGCCGGCAACGCGCGGGGAGCGCCCTGGCCGACGCCGAGTCGGACGCCCTTCGCCTCGAGCGCGCGCTGCAGCTCGGGGAAGGAGTGCTCGACTCGCTCGGTCGCCCCTCCGGTGAGGAGCTGCAGTTTTTCGGTGGCGATGCCGCCCATGACACCGGACTCGTGCAGGATCTTGGTCAGGTCTTGGAAGCCGACCTCGAGGCGATCGCGCCGCTCCCAGAGGACCCGCGATTCGTTGACGAGACCCTCGCGCCGCCGGTAGAGCTGGGTGAGCTCGGCGACGAGCTCGGAGTCGGCCTCCTCGGGACGTTCACCGAGAACCTCCTCGAGCAGAGCGTCGACGTTGGGGATCTCGAGCGAGTCGGCGAGGCGGATCTGGGCCGCGTCGATCGCGGTGCGGACCTCCTTGAGTTCGTCTTCGCAGTCCTCGAGCCGCTCCTCGGTCTCGACGATTTCCCTGTCGTGCCGGGCAAGCTTGCCGGTGAGCCGGGCGAGGACTTCTTCACTGAGCTCGGCCGACGTCTCGGCGAGGCGCTGGTAGGTGTCCGCCATCTGCGTGCCGACCAGTTTTTCGGCTTCGACTTTGATCGTCCAGTAACGCTCCTTGTGGACGTTGTAGGCCCAGTTGCGGAGCGTCTGCATCGACACGCTGATCTTGGCGGCGCGGAGGAGTTTCTTGGTGGGCTTTTCGCGGCCGCCCTCGATCGCGAAACAGGTGAGCGCGATGTCGATCTCGGCGGCGCTGAGGTCACGTGCGCTCACAGTCCTCCTCCTTCCAGTTGGTTAGTTGCCTCCCTCTTTCAGTCGACGTTGGAGCTCGGTCAGAGCACTCTTGCCGGGTTCCCCTTTGGGGGGCACTGCATCGGTGAGCCCGAGGGCCAAGCGGACGAGATCGGATTTGCTCACCCCGGCCGGGATCACCCGGGCCGGCAACGACACCCCGTCGCGGGCGAGCTCGGTGATCTTGTCGAGCTCGGCCTGCTTGGCGCGGATCTTGAACTGCTTGTCAATCGGGTCGTCGGTCTGGGGACCGCGCTTCAACGGGCCATATGCCATCAGTGAAAGATGGCGATCGCGGCGACGGCGATGCCCTCGTAGACGAAGACGATCCAAGCGATCAGGGCGCCGAGGCTCATAGGGGATCGGGTGGGTCGTCGTCGAAGGGCCATTCGTCGGCGTCCTTGGCGGCGCTGACCGACTCGGGCTCAAGCGCAAGCCAGTTAGGGCAGAGAACCCCCAGGGTGGCGCAGAACCCCCCGTCGAGCAGGGTGCTGCACTCGTGCTCGAGTTCGGGGGAGACGCCGCCGTGATCTTGATCGAGAGCGTTCATCCGTTGAGCCTCCATCCGGTTCGGACATTGACCGCGACGACGTCGGTGAAGAAGTCATAGACCCGCCACGCCTCTAGACCGCGGAGAGCCTCTTCGCGGGTGAGGAAAGGTGGGCCCGACCAGTGCAGGTAGCCGCCTTCGGTCTTCGCCTGTAGCTCCCACTCGCGCCGGCCCCAGGCAATGTGAAGGCGCCCGTCGAAGAGCTCGATCATCGCTGCCTGTTCTCGGCACCGCAGGTGCACGGCGACTTCGAATGGCGGGATGCACACCAAGACTTGTGACCGCGCTTCGCCTTCGGTGGGGGCTTGCGGCGGCCGCGCTTCTTGCTCATCGCTACATCATCCAAGTGCGTAGGTTGGCGATCAGCAGCGGCCGGATCTGGCGATCGTCGCGGACGTCGGCCAGGTCGGAGATCTCGCTGATCCCGCCGAGGGCGATGAACTCGCGCAGTTTCTCCTGGGCTTTGTAGAAGCCCAGCTGTTCCCTGGCGATCTCGGCCTGCTTGGCGCCGGACATCAGGTCGAAGCCCTCGGGCTCGGAGAGCGTCAGCGAGAGGAACTCTTCGACGACGTGGGGGAGGGCGAGCCGCTTGCTCTTCGGCAGACGCTCGCCGCCCTGGGCCTCAAGTTCGGAGAGGGTCTCCCCGTTGTTGCGGACGCGGGCCATCAGAGCGAGAACCAGACGAAGAGGGCGAAGACGACCGCCCATTCGACAAAGTCGAGGCTGTCGAAGAAGTCGAAGAGCATCAGTCGCTCACCGACTTCGCCGCCGCCACGTAGGCCGCCGAGCTCGGGTGGTTCTGCTCGAGCCAGCTCTCGACGGCGCAGGTGGTTTCGATCGAGAACCCGGAGCCCTCCTCGCAGAGCCGCCGGATCAGGGCGACCGCCTCGACGTGTTTGACGTCGTCGAGGGCCATCAGACCATCCTCCCTCTGCGCTCGAGCCGGCGAGTCAGCCTCGAGACCGGCTTGCGCAGCATCCGCCAGGGCTGTCGGCGGGCATCGTCGAAGGCCGGGTCCTCGAGCTTCAGGAGCTTGACCTCGAGGTCGAAGAGCCAACCCCAGGGCATCATCGGCCGGCCTGCACAGAGGTCACGTTGGCGAGGTTGATGATCGTCTCCTCGCCGTAGCGGCCCGTCTGGATCGGGGTGCCGCGTTTGATCTGCGCCCAGATCGACTCGACGTTGTTGGTGCCCTCGATCCGAACGTATTGCTTGTTGACCAAGTGGACCGTGACGGCCATCAGGACCGTCCCTGGGCGACCGCCACGGCCTCCGCGACACTGGCACCCTCATTGAGCATCTGCCGCCCCTCGCAAGCTCGGCGGTGCAGGCAGATGTCAGTGCTGAACCGCAAGTGAGTGCCGCCCGGCGAGGCCATCCCGCAGAGCCGGCAGGCGATCGGGTTGCAGTTGACGCAGCGGCAGTCGTCGGGGTGCGGCATCAGTCCTCGTCCCTCCCCATCCCGTCGATCCTCTTGGCGACGGTGACCGGGAGCAGCCAGCGTAGGAGGGCATAGGCGCAGTCGCGTTCCTCGCCGAAGCGACCTTCGCCGGCGCGGGCTTCTTCGCGCTCCTCGAGCATCCGCTGCCCCCAAGCCCGCTCGGACTCCGCCTCATTGACGACCTCGGCAGCGCCCTCGACGATCGCCTGCTTGTACTCCTCGGGGACCTCGAGGCGCTCCGGCTCATGGGCGGCCTGTCCGTCGCGCGAGGGCCAGTCCCGCGGGAAGGTCGGCCGGATGCCGTAGTCCTCGAGCAGCGTGTCGAGCGCGTCCGCGGGGAAGGGCCTGTCGACGTCCTGGCCGGCGGTGATCGCCGCCATCGCGACCCGCTGGACCCACTGGTCGTCTCGGCCGTAGGGGATCACGACGCGGCGGGTGCCGGGGTCGCCCTGGCGGCTCTCGAAGCCACCGAGACCGCGGCCGTCCTGGTCCTCGAGCTCGACGAAGAACTCGCTGGGATCGTCGGAGGCGTAGTTGGCGGCGAGGACGATATGCAGCTCGCGGGTGCCAGGAGGCACATTGCCGGCCGGCCGGGGGTCGTCGGTGAAGAGCTGTCGGCCGGCGTGCTCGACGAAGCGCATCTGGCTGATCCGCTCCCGCTGCAGGTCGATCGTGTCGCGGAGCTCGCGGAAGAGCCGGTCGATCCGGCCGGCGAAGGTCGAGGCCTGCGGCGCGTCGAGCCGGTCGAGTGCCTCGCCGACCGCGCTGATCGCTTCCTGGGCGTCCGCCTCGCGCCCCTCATCCACCCTCTTGATGTCCACCACGAGGGCATCGGCTCCCCGCGCCATCGCCTCGTCGTCGATCGTCGACCGCAGGAGAGCCGACTCGATCGCGTCGGTGAACTCCTGGACTTCGGTGGCGGAGAGGACGTTCTGGGAAAGCAGCGCGTCGAAGATCAACCGGCGCCGCGTGCCCTGCGCGGGGTGCGTGCCCTGCCAGCCATCCGGGATCGCCTCGATCGCGCGGTCGGCCTCGGCGGCCATCCGCTCGTCGCGGCGGCGCCGGATCTCTATACCCCGGACGCACTGCTCGTCGTGGATCTGGCTCTTCGGGTCCGTGCAGGAGCAGGGCGGCAGGTCGTCCTTGTAGAGCTGGCGGGCGTTCCTGGCTTCGCTCTTGGGCCGATTCGCCTCGACCTCCTCGCCGAGCTGCCGCAGCGCCACCGGGGTCCACTCGCGATCGGTCTGCCGCGCCCACCCCCGTCGAAGATCGAAGTCGCTGTAGAGCGCGAGGCTGCCCTTCTGGTCGCGAAGGACCCAGTAGTTCGGCGGGACGGACAGCCCCGCGCCGATCCTCGAGTCGAGGTAGCTGATCGTGATCCCTCTCTGGGGTGGCTTGGCCGGACCGACCGTCTCGCCGGGTCGAAGGAAGCCGATCGGGAAGTCGGTGCCGCCCATCCAGCGGACGGCCTCGCGCGTCTCCGGCTTCTCGCCCTCCTCGAGAACCTCGCCGGCCCGGATGAACCAGCCAGGGATCCAGTCGGGGATCTTCGTCGACTCCTGGCCGGGCTGGTTCTGATCGCTCACTGGGGTCTCCTCGTTCGCTGGATTGAAGGTCGTCCCGGCCCCCAGCACCGCATCCTGCTCGTCACTCCTGGGGATCGGGACGGGGCGAACCTAGCTGACCGAGCGGCGGAATGTGTACACAAGGCCGCTATTTAGGTGAATTCTTGTAGAGCAGGACGGCCATATATATATCCGCGCGACCGCCGGCATCGGCACTCCCCTCCCCCCCTGGGTGGCCGCCTGGTCGAGGGTAGAGGCTTCGCGGCTTCAGGCGTCGATCATCACTGCGCTCAGACGTAGTGCCGAGGGAGGACAGACGTGGAACCGAATGGGGGTTGTCATTCCCTGGGGTATGTCAAGGCAGGGCAGCTACCCACCTCGCGCGCGTTTGACAGTCGCGCGCGTCCACCTCGCGGGCCGTCTCTCCTCAAACCCGCACGATGTACGAGCTCTCGTACATGTGTCCACTGCCCTTCAGTCCCAACCCCCGATGCACGATGATCCGTACATGAACGAGGCACCTACCGAAGGAGATTCCATGCAGACCCAGACCAGCAACGTGATCCGCCCCTTGGAGTGGTGGCAGGCGATTGAGATGGCGACCGCTCGCCAGCTCTCGGAGATGCGCTCGGCCGAGATCCGCAAGCGCATCGACCGCAGCGTCGCCACGCTGAGGGCAGTTCGATGAGCGTCGAGCAAGAATCAGCCGAGGCGATCCGCGATCACCTAGCCGAGCACGGCAGGACCGAGAGGCCGAGCATGACCGAGGAACTACACCGGATGGTCAGCCAGGAGGCCCGCAAGCAAAACGGCTGGGAGGTTCTCGGCATCGACTCCACGTCGGGGACTGACGGGGTGATCCGCTTCCACCGCCCCAACGCTCCTAGCGGCTGTCATTACGGCACCGCTCACTTCTCTACGGATGGCAAGGCCGTCGTTGCCTTCGAGTGGGGGCACTACGACCTCAGCTACCGGGGAGGCCGGGAAGACTTCTCGACCCGGGTAGCGCAGGGCCGCTAGCGCGTCTGGGGTTGGCCGGGTTCGATTCCCGGCCGCGCTCTGTATCCATGAACGCAGCACAACCGAAGGAGATGCACCATGCAGACCGCCAAACACAACGGCGTGCCGGGTTGCCCGCGCGTCGAGGTTCTATCCATCGACTATGACAAGGCAGCCGTGCGCTCGGACGAAGCCGAGCCGGGGTTCGCCCTGGACATCGTCCCCGTCTCGGAGCTCTCGTCATTCGAGGAGGGGCGCGCCGCTGAGCCCGAGGTCGGCGACGCGGCCACAGAAGTCGACGCGAAGATGCGAGGGAGGCTTGACGACCTGCACACCCTGCAACGGCTGGCAAACCCCGGTGTCGACCTCGACGAGTGGTCGAACGACGAGCTGCTCGCCCTGGACATCGGCTACGGCGAGCCTGGCCCGCTGAGCCGTGAGTACGTCGAAGAGGCGGCCCAGGAGCGGCTCGACGAGTATCCGCTCTGTGTCGCGACCCGGACGGTGTTTGAAATCGTGCTCGGCACGGGTGGTCCCGATGATCGGCTGATCGTCGAGTGCGACGTGTCCACTGATCCGGAGCGCGAGCTTCAGCCGCAATACAGGGTTCGCCGCATCCTCTACCGCTACTCGTGGACGGGCTCGGCCGAGCGGGAGCTGTACGGCGAGGACCGGGAGACGGCCGAAGGGTTCGCGCGGCGCGTTGTGGCGGAGCTGGTCGAATGAACGACCCGACGATGTGCCCCAATTGCGGGCGGACCTACGAGGACCTGACCGAAGATCGGCACACTGAGAGCGGCTGCTTTCTGGGGATGCTGATCGGGGTCCTTGAAGATCGCGACGTTGCGGTCACTCACGATTCGGTCGCCGCTGCCGTGATCGACATAGACGGCCTCTGGGACCGCTACGGCGGCCCGGCTGCCGACGACCTGGAAAGGATGCTCGGCAAACACGAGCACCGGCCAGCCGAGGGCTCTCGTAACCGCGTCACGGCCGAGACGGTCGTGTTCCGCTGTCACGACTGCGGCGAGTTCTACAGCGTCGCGGAATAGCCAGGGGCGCTTGGAGCTTCGGCGGGGTTCGATTCCCCGCCGCCCTCTGCATCCAACCAGCAACCGAAGGGAAGGCACCATGAGCGGACACCTAGACCACAAGATCGAGGTCACTGCAGCGACGCCGGAGAACATGCGCCGGTTCGAGGAGATGGCAGGACCGCCCCGGACGATCGACACGCCGGACGGCCCCGCAATCGTCGAGCCGACGCGCTGTTTGGCAATGGACCCGGCGACCGGCGACACGTTCAGCGCATCGGCGGGCGACTACTACAACCAGCCCGACGACGAGCCGCTGACCAACGATGAAGGCGACCCGCTGATTCTGGTCTTGAAGCGGACGCTCTACGTCGACGCGCTGACCGGGGAGCAGATCTAATGAGGCGCGGCGAAGAGACGCTTGCCCGTATCCGAAAGGCGACCGGGTACGACCCCGAAGGCGAGGGGAGTGTTGACAACCTGATCGCCTATAAGGACGCGCTAGAGGATCGGCTCTTGGGCCTGATCCCCGACGACAGGGAGCCGAACGTCGAGGAACTCGCCGTAGAGATCCTCAAGGCGCACGATCTGCCCGCCGAGCTACAGAACACTGGCGGCGGTTGCATGGTCGCTGAGGTCAAGGGCGAGCACGGCGTCTATGCCTGGGTGACGGAAACCGAGATCGACAACGACGGCGAGCCGTTCTCTGTCGGCCTGTACGCGCAGTGGGAAGACGAACCGGAGCTGATCCGGTGTACGGCCGCGCAGCTCCCCGACGTGGTGAGCAGCGGCCTAGCCGAGCTAGAGAAGGTCGCCGAGTGACCCGGGCGAAGCTGGGAAGCGCTGGGGCGGTGTGTGTCGTCGCCCTGGCGCTTGCCGCACCGGCAAGAGCAGCACCCTTCACCCCGGCGCTTGAGCGCGCTGCGGCGGCCGCTGATCGCTACTGGGGGACGCCGAGCAACTGCACTTCGCTGGACCGCCAGATCGTCCCTGACGGTTCGCTGCCCGGCGGCGCTGACGCCATCGCCACCTACGCCGACGCGCCGACACCTTGCGTCCTGTACGTCGAGCGTTCGCTCGCTCGCCCCTCTCAGTGGGTGCGGGCCTGCGGCGTGCTGGTCCACGAGGGAGGCCACCTACGCGGCCTCGATCACGACTTCGGCGGCGTCATGGCGATCGACTCACTGCCACCGCCGCTCTGCTTCCGGGCCGGCGCCCGCGAGCTCAACCGGCGCTGACGAGACAGCTATGAAGCCGGGGGCTTCCGTCTCCGGCGCTCGCGCTGTCGATGGCGAGACGCCGTCTCCCGCGCTTGCGCAGACGGGACACCCCGGCTATCCGAAGGTGAGAAAGGTGTTGAGCATCGCGTTACGCGCCGGGCCTCGGATCTGCTGAGCCTTTGGCAGCAGCTTCTCCCGCTTGCGCCACCCACCACACGACACACACTTATCGGTCGGGTTTGCCGAGGAGAGCCACGGCCTCACCTTGCAGCCCTTCGCCTTGCAACGGCGGGCCGGGAGTTCGCGGTGCATCGGGCAACACTCCATGCCGGCGAACCTACCATCTAGTCCGGCCGGCCGGATTGGGACGAGACAGCTACAAACGAATAGCCGATTGACGCCGAGCCCGAAACGAGGGAGGCTCTGCCGGTCGGGCCGTCAACTGCACTTACGAGAGACACAGGGGAGGGGCGGCAGTCGGACTCGAACCGACGTCTCCACGTTGAGGCCAATAACCATTTGGTCGACGCCTCCGGGGTGAGCTGCATTGCTCCATACCGCCACGGTCAGGTCTTTCGCCGGGGCGCCGTCGTGCGGGCCCGCGCCCCCAGCAAGGGCGGTCCGCAATGAGCGCTCATTCTCAGTCGGTCGTTTGGTCCGCTGGCCGTGACCGGCCGCAGCCCCAGCAAAAGGTGAGAAGACTCCCGCCGCCTTGAGTGCCGCCAGGGAACGGCGGCGGCGGGCGCGGAGGAGTTCCGCTTTACCTCGTGCCCCAAGGGGACGCCGGACTCACCGGGCTCTTGGCTTGGCCCCCGATATGTGGGGGGCCTGCGCACGGGCACGGCAAAGTATAGGCGCTCAGACGGGCGACAACGGGCGCAGGGCGAATTTGCGCTCTGCCTCGATATCCAGGCCCCAGTCGGCGATGAAATCCTCGACGTCCTCGGGCAACGTTTCACGTGGAACCTCAATGGCAGAGCCAGGTCCGGCGTCGGCGAGCGAGTCGAAGCGACGATGGTGGTTGACACAGCCCGGGCCGGCGTTGCGAGGGTCCCACTGGGCGAGCTCGAGCAGATCGTCGTCGATGCCGGCGAGCGTGGCGCAGTTGCGGATTTCCACCTTCGAGATGAAGTGGAACGCCTCCCACTTCATACCGCCCCCGCAGGGGTTGCCGAGCGGGTCAAAGGGCGCCAGCCAACAGCACGGTCGCTGGTCGATGAAGCCGGGGATGCGGGGCAGCTTCATCCCCGCCTTGTGGAAGGGGCCGGTCAGCTCCTTGGGGCCGCGCTTCACCCGTCGACTTCCTCGAGCGCGATCTGGTTCGGGTCGACGGCCTCGGCCTCGGCATCGGACTTCGGCCGTTTCATACACCCGCACTCCTCGCACTCGGTGAGAGGCACCCTCTTGGCCGGCACCTTCTTGCCGTACTTCTCTCGCAACGCCGAGCGCGACAGCGACTCGCAGTCGGCGAGCGCGTCGGCCAGGTCGACCTCGCCCTTGCGAAGCGCCGGCAACACGACAGCGAGCTTGGTGGCCTCGAGCTCGGCGAGAACCTCGGGCTCGACCTCCCTCTTGACGACGAGCTCCTCGTAGGACTCGATCAGCGCATAGACCTGGCTGCGGCCGAGCCCGATCTCCGGTGTCCCGAGCCATTCCTCGAATTTGTCGTGGCCCAGGTGCTCCCACATTTTCGCACCATAGAACTCGTGCAAGAAGCCGGCGAGGGCGATCCATACCTGCCGGATCGCCCCCACCCCCTTCTTGATTTTCTCCTCAGTGGCATACGCCTTTTTGGCGGCGCGCTCCTCGGGAGTCGAGGTCTTGCGTTTGGCGACCGACTTCCCCACGGGCTAGAAGGGAATGTCGTCGTCGTCGCCGCTAGCACCCTCGGCCGCCGGCTCCTCCCCGGGAGAGGAGATCCCGTCGACGGTGCCGACGACTTCGTTGACGTAGGTGTTGCGGTACTTCTTCTCGCCCTTGTCCGTGGTGACGACGCGGATCGACACCCGTGTCGTGCCCGCCAGGGGCTCGAGGGCCTCGGCCAGTTCGGCGAGGTTGACACCTTGGAGCCCGAGCATCTCGAGGTATCCCTTGGTCCAGGCGATCCGGTCGGGGTCCTCGAGCTCGTGCCACACGCTCGGGGCGGAGAGGCCGTCGAACTCGCCGCCGTCCTGCACGCTGATCTCGGTTATCAGCTTGAGCGGCCCGCCCCCCTCCTTTTCCCAGAAATCGAAGCGCTCGATCTGGCCCTCGTAGTCCCCATCGGGGACACCGCCGCCAGACGTTTTTGCCTCGGCGTCATCGTACTCGTCTTGCATATTCGCGAGCCGCTCTGCGTGGTCGGTCATTTGGATTTTTCTCCTTTTTTGGACTCAGCTTTTGCTTTTGCCGGGGGTTTGGCCGGCGGCTTGGTTGCCGGGAACGACACCGCCATCGCCTTGCGGAGCTCGCCGGCCTCGAGCGGCAGTGGGTCGGGCAACGGCTTGGCACCCTCGGGGATGCGGCCGCCGGCCTCGTGGTGCTCCGCCCCTTCGGTCCGCAGCACTCGCGTGTCGGACTCCTCCTCATCGCCCTCCCAGGTGGCGAGGAAGATGAAGTCGACGAAGCCGGTCAAGAACTTGCGGGCCTGACCGGAGAGCGTGGGCTGGGTGACGGTCTTCGTCCCCACCTTCTTTTTGACCTCGCGGTCCTCGGCGTGGGAGACGAACCACACCCCGAGCTCGAGGCTGGCAAGTTTGCCGACGCGCAGGCGGAACTCGTCGGCGACCGCGGCCCACCCCTTGCCATAGTCGAGGTCGGAGGGGTGCTTGCAGCCGAGCTCGGTGCAGACGGCGTCGGAGCACATCCGGTAGAGCTCGTCGACGGTGTCGATCACGACGACCTCGAAGCGGCCGGGGTCCTTCGCCAGGTCGGCGCCGATCTCGCGGAACTCGGCCCAGCTCCGACAAGGCATTTCGAATACGTCGAGCGAGCCGAGGCCCGGTTCGGTCGCGATGAAGAGCGTGTGCTCCGGATTGATCTTGGAAGCGAACGTGCTCTTGCCGATCTTCGGCGGCCCGTAGAGCAGGGCCTTGATCCTGGCCGGCGAGAGCGCGGGTGCTGATTTCTCGGTGGGGAGTGTCATTTGCTGGGGTCCTCCTCGGTGGTTGTGCTGGGGCGCCGCGGGCTTCTCACCTTCGGCTTGTACAGAGCTGGGGCATCGGGATCTCCGGTGCAGAGCGGCAGGAATGGGCAGCCGCCGTAGTCGTGGCAGTGGGAGGAGTTGCGCGGGTAGATCCGGGCCCGTTTCGCGTCGCGGCGCTGGGCCGCCCACTGCCAGAGCTCGGCCTCGATCCTGACCAAGTCGGCGGCACTGCGGGTGATCGACTCCTCTACCAAATAGAACTCGGGCCGCTCCTCGTAGTCGCTTTCGACCCGCGCCGCGAACTCGTCGACCGTCTCGGTTTTTTTCTGCTTGATCGAGGGCTTGCGGGTGAAGCGGTAGGAGACGTCGGTGATCTCGTGGCCGGCCGCGCGCCAGATCCCGTAGCACTCGAGCGCGAGCTGCCGATCGAGGGGCAGCCGCTTGATCGCGACCTTGTCCATCTTGCCGACGAACTTGTCCTCGATCAGCCCCCACTCGGCGGTGAGGCCATCGGCATACCCTTCGAGGTCGAAGGTGCGCGAGTAGGCGCCCGTGTCGGGGTTGCGCAGCCGGACCCGATACCCGAACTCCCGCTTCTCTCGCTGGCCGTAGGCGGCCAGGTAAGCCTTCGCCCCGGCGCTGACGATCGCGCAATCGACGGTGAGCTTGTCCTGATCGTCCTGGGTGAAGACCGACGCTTCGCCGGAGAGCTTGGCGACGCCGGCCGCCGGGTCGCCTTTGTCGAGGGCCTCGGAGAAGGCGCCGCCGAGACGCAGCCCGGCCGAGCGCTGAATCGGTTCGATCTTGTCGACGTACTCATAGCCGTACTTTTGGTGGCAGGCGAGCTGGGTGTTGAGCGAGGAGTGTGAGAGCGCGGCGCGGCCTTCGCGGTCCTCTTGGTCGACGAGGTTCTGCACGTCAGACGGGATCAGCTCGGGCAGCCCCTCGAGCACGGTCAGGGCAACGGTCATTTTTTCCTCCTGCAGTTGTGTCGTCTGTAGCTGGGGATATTCGGATAGCCCACGCGGTGGATGCGGGCGCGATCGGTGCCGTGCACCGTGGAGATTGCGAAGGTGTCGGTCTCACCGGCCGTGCCTTTCTCGAACGGGAGGGTGCGCCCCTCGAAGGCGGCCCAGGAGATCGACCGTTGGCAGTATTTGCAGATAGCGGCTGGCATCAAAATATGTCCTCGGGCCTGATTGAATCCGGCGGGCCGGACTGACCTTCGAGGGTCGAACCTGCGGACTTTGCGGCCTTCGCCTCCTCCTTGGTCTTGCCGGCGCCGGGGCAGGGCTTCTTGATCCGGCCGCCGCGATCGTGGGCATACATCGTGCCGTCCTGTTTGAGGCGGATATGCCCGAGGCAGGAGGGACACTGGACCCGATCGGGGGTGGGGCTCACTCGTCGACCGCCGATCGCATCGCATCCTCGCCGAGCTGGTTGAGCAGCTTGCGGATGAAGCGGATCTTGCCGTTCTTGTAGTTGCCGGTGACTTCGAGCTTCTCGAGCTCGTGGTCGATCGCGTAGAGCGGCGACATCACCACCCGCTCGCGTTTGGCCCGGACCTCCCGCGACTGCCGATCCTGCTCGTCCCTCGAGACGGCCTCGGGCTCGCTCGAGAGCGCCGAGCTCGGAGACGTCGTGTAGCCGCTCTCCTCGGCGGCAACAGCATCGGCTCCGGCATCGTGCAAATCCCTGGGCACCCCTTCATCGTCATAGCTGCGTCGGATGGACTCGTAGTCGGCGCCGTGGGGGCTGGCCCGGAGGAGACGGGGGCTGTCGATCGTCACCCGACGACGTCGACGGAACCGCAGCGGGGGCGCCGACCCGAAGACGACGACCTCACCGTTCGTCTCCACCACCGTCAGGGGCGCCGGCTTGCGGGCGCTCTTCTTCTTCTCGCGGGCCGCTTCCCGTTTGCGCTGTCTCTCCGACTTCTCGATCAAAACGGGAACTCCCTACCCATCCCGGTGTCGTGGGAGGGCTTCATCGGGCCGACGTCGATCTTCTCCTGGCCGTCCGGCGGCGGGCGCTCCTCGATCGGAACGAAGGTCAGGGTTTTTGCCAACTGCACGACTTCGATCCCGACCGGAGGCCCCAGCCTCGAGCGGTCGAAGTAGAGCTCGCCCTCGGGCAACACGTTCGCTTTGTCGTCCTGCCGGCGGTGCAAGAACATGATCGCGTGAGCGTCTCCCTCGAGCATCCCTGACCCGCGGAGATCGGAAGTAGTGGGCCGCGGCCTCGCCCCCGACTGCAGCGTCCCTCGGCCGCGGTGAAGGTGGGAGACGAGGATTACGTGGCAATTCGCCCGCGTCGCCAGTTCGCTGAAACGCCCGATGATCCGCTGAGCGTCCTCGGTCTTTTCGTAGCCCGGGATCTTCGTCACCGGGTCGATCGCCACGACGTCATACCCCCCGTAGATCACCCGCTCAGCGATCTTGTCGACGCCCCACCCGGCCGCCTCGAAGTAGGAGAAGGGAAGCCCCTTCGCTCGGGCCTGCAGCAACCGTTTGAGCTCCCCTTTGGTGGCCGTCTTTTGGAAGAGCTTTTCGGAGGCGATCCCCGTCGACATCGTCAGCCACCGGATCACTCGCTCGTGGCGACTGACCTCCGGCGCGAAGATCGCACACCGCTGGCCCTGCTTGGTGAACGCCCCCATCTTTTGATCGAGGACGAAGCTCTTGCCCATCTTCGGCCAGCCCGCGAGCACCGACATCTGCTTGCGCCGGTAGCCGCCCTGCATCGACTGGTTCAACTTCGGCCACGGCAGCTCGAAGACCTCGGGGTCCTCGTCGCTGTCGTACCAGTCGAAGAACTCGTCCATTACCTCCTCGGGCGTGGTGGGTTCCGCCTCGATCGAGAAGTCGGATGCCGCCAGTTGGAGCCCCTCGGCTATCAACTCCTCCCGGCGCTCGTTGTCGAGCTCACCCACCCCGCGGATGATCGTCCGCGCGCCCTCGAGTTTCACCCGAAGGCCGGCGCAGAGGGTGACGATCTCGGCGTAGTGGACGGCGTTCCCAGGGGCCGGCGCAGCCCCCGTCAGCTCCGCGACGAAGTGTCTGAGCTCCTCGGGCACTACCGCCGCGACTAGGAGCTCATCGGCGGTGCCCCGTTCCTCGGAGACCCTGACGATCGCCGAGAAGATTTCCCGGTGTTTGTCGAGGTAGAAATGCGCGGCCTGCAGCCCGGTCTCAACCCGCACCTGGCGGAGGGCCTGCCCGGAGACCATCATCGCCCCGAGCACCGACCTCTCCGCGTCGATGTTCTGGGGCGGCACGTCGACGTCGCGCTTGGTGGGATCGACGATCGGCATCTACTCGTCGAGCCCCTGTTCTCGGCGAATGCGGGCGGCCTCCGCGTTGACGTCGACCGTCCCCTTCTTTTTCTTCGAGCGCGCCCGCGCCATCTCGATCGACGTCTCGAACTGGGCCGCGTTGCCATAGATGATCCGCGGCCCCGGCGCATCCCACCAATGTTCGCCCTCGAAGACCGCTTCGATCACCATCCGGTGGTGCTTGGCCTCGAGCTTCGGCTTTTCCCGAATCCGGCCGACGATCGGCGTCAAGTGCGCGTCGACGCTGAGCGCGGTGCCGGCTATCTCGTTGAAGTCAGAAACAACGGCAGCGGCGAGAGCCAGCTCGGCGTCCGTGACGGCTTTTTTGTTGACCGTTTTAACGGGCGGCTTCTTCTTGGTTGTCTTCTTTTCTTCTTGAGTAGTTGTGGGACTCTGTGACCCGGGGTCCCCTGGACTCTGTGACCCGGGGGGTGGACTCTGTGACCCGGGGGGGGTGCACCCCGGCTCGACCAACATGTAGACGTTCGGGAGCTGTCGATCTTCGCGTCTCTCGATGTGAAGAACGCCGATCCGCTCGAGGGCCTTGAGGCCTCGTGAAACCGTCTTCGTCGACGTCCCCGAGTAGGTGGCAACTCGCTCTCTCGTCGCCGTGAAGCTCTCACTGTCGCCACCGACCTCGGGGCGAGAACGTTGCTCATTGGCTACCTCGATCAGGGCGTCGTAGACGGAGCGCAGGCTGCTCAGGCTCGGGTCGCTGGCAGCGATCCCCTCACGAACTGCCTTGATCGACGCCACGGTCGTCCAGACGAAGGGCGGCCGGCGCCCGTCGACGAGGCCTCGCGTCACCAACCTCCTCCGACCTTGTGATCCTGAGTCACGGCGGGGAAACTAGGTGCATCTGCGGACGGAACCTCGAGTCCGGCGGGCCGGACGGAAAAGGGCCGCCCTATTGGACGGCCCTCTCCGGCGATTCAGGAAGCGAGAAGCGGGTCGGACCCTATGCCGTCTCGGCCTCCTCCGTCAATGGTCGTTCCTGCAATTTGCGGCGAGCTTCTCTGATCGCCTGGTCGGTGAGCTCGCAACCGCGGCCCTTGCCGATCACCGCAGGGAATACGCGATCGACGTCCTGGGGGCAGGTCGCCTTCCAGTCGAAGAGCTCGGTTGGGGGCCGAGCCGGCGTCGTCATCCCTCCTCCTCGCCGAGTGGTCGGAATCGTTCGGCGATCTCGGTGACGTCGTCGATCAGCGACCGGATCTGTATCCCCTGAAAGGCGATTACCTCGGCCATGCCGGCGACGAGCTCGACCAACTCGATTTCCGACTTCTCGCCGAAGTACCCATCCCGCCTCCGCTGGACGAGCTCGCGGGCCTGCGTCAGCCGCTCCTGGTCGCCCACTTAGACCACCCCCGGCGAGCCTTTGCCGCCGGCGAGCGAGCCGGGGTTCGCGTTGTTGACCGGCATCCCGATCGCGATGTAGCAGGCCGTGCATACGACGCTCTCACCGTCCCAGGTGCCGTCTTCACACATGCCGTCACCTTCGGGGTCCATACCCGACGACCGGGTCGGTTGGCCGTGCTCGCAACCCTTCGCCTCCTTCACCCGGCAGTTGATCGTCTCGCCCTCGGGGATGCTCATGAGAGCAACTCGTCGGCGAGCCCGAAGGTGGGGTTCTCGTCGAGGTTGCCGGCGTCCTTGAAGTAGATCATCGTCGTCGCCGGATCCGCGTGGCCGACGGCGAGCTGCACCCGATGCAGCGGCGCCCCGTCCTGCAGCGCCAGGGTGACGAAGCTGCGGCGCAGCGAGTGCGGCGAGATCTCCGGGTTGATCCCCGACCAGTCGGCCAGGTGTTTGACGCGCTCATAGGCCGTCTGCCGGGAGATCCCGGCCAGGGGGTCCAGCACTGCCCCGGAGGCGTGCAGACGCGGCAGGAGAGGCCCCTCGAGCCGTCCTGCGAGGAACTCGTCGACCGCAAGGCACACGGCCGGCGCCAGGGGGACGACGCCGCGCTTGCGGCCCTTGCGGACGACGCGGAGGGTGCGGTGGCCGCCCGAGCTGCCCAGGTCGGGGACGGTGGCTGCCACTGCCTCGGAGACGCGCAGGCCGTTGAGTCCGAGTAGGGAGACGAGTAGGAAATCGCGGGGGTTGGCGTCGCGGGCGGCGAGCAGCAGCTTGCGCAGTTCACCACGATCTGCCCACGGGGTCGTGAGGTCGGATCGGTTGCTCATTGGGACTCCTCCTTCGGGGTTTCACCCCGGCTCCTGTAGCCGGGATTCGAGGAGACTACCACCACGTGTACACAGATCGGGTAAGGTGCGCGATCCAGCAACCGAAGGAGTGAAGATGTCAGACGTAATCACCGAGGCCCGGACCCTCCTACAGCGCCGGCTTCACGAGGTCGACCACGAGAAGCTCCGCCTCGAGCGGGCAATGGGTGCCCTCGGGAGCGACCGCAATGGAACGGCACCGGCACGTGCAAAGCGAGGTCGGCCCCGGAAACGTCAGCCCGGCGGCCGCGCCAAGCAGGCCCTCAACCTGATCGCCGAGAGACCGGGGATCACCGCCTCGGAGATCGCCGGGGTGATGAAGATCAAGCCGAACTACCTGTACCGGGTGCTCGGCGACCTCGAGAAGCAGAAAAGGGTGAAGAAGAAAGGCCGCACCTACACCGCCGCCTAGTGGACGAGTACCGTCCCCACCCAGTGCAGCGACGTTTCCACGAGTCCAGCGCCCCTCGAGTGGTCCTCCCAGGAGGCCGCTCGGGCGGGCGGCGACTCGCGATCGAAGCGATCATCCACGCCAACGCCGCGTCGCCCGAGGAGGCCCGGCTCTGCATCGGTGACCTCAACCGCATCGGCTTCGCCCTACAGTCGAGCGACGGCAAACGGGTCGAGCCGAAACCGACTCGAGGCGCCCGCTTCCGATACATGCGCTTCGACGAGGAGGAGAAGCCGTGAGGATCGGCCGCAGGCGGAAGCGGCCACCGCGCCACGTCTGCGTCCGTTGCTACCAGGAGATCGACGGCAATGACTACCGTTTCCGAGGGGCGTGGCTCGGGGAGGCCGCCGACAAGGATGGCCTCGTGTACGAACACTTCCCGCGCGGTGCCCGAAGTGACTGACGAGCAGATCCGCCTCTACGCGATCGCGCGCTGCGTCGCCCCGAGTGGCACCCGCATCCGCACCATCGCCGAGCAGACGACCGGGGGCGGCACCCTCTACACGATCGAGATGAAAACCCCAGGCGGCACCCTCGAACGCTGGTTCGCCGTGCATAGCTCCACCCTGCGAGCCGGCGTCTCTGATGGTGGCATCCTCGCCGCGGAGATCAGGCGCGCAATCGACGGCGCCCCGCCCAACCGGGTCTAGGGGACGATCGGGATGCAGAGCATCGCCAGGATAGCGATCGCCTCGCGGCCGAACTCGCTGGACTCAACGTCGACGTGCTCGATCTGATTGGTGTTCCCGTTGAGGATCGCTCGAGCGCGGCACTCACCGTTGGTCGAGCAGAGGATTTCGATCTGCCGGTCGGACCGGACGATGTCGTAGCCGTTCAGCATGGCGAGGACCCTACCCCCTCGAGCTTCTCTCGTCCAGCCGGGGTGAGCCGCAGCCGACCGTCGACGTGCGGGTCGAAGGCGAGGCCGTGGGCGATGGCGATCGCCTGGGCCTTCTGCTTCGCCTTCCCCTCGAGGCGGATCTGCTCGAGCGCCGCGGTGTCGACGGCGCTACCGACGTCGAAGAGGCGATCGCTCACGCTGCGACGGGCTCGGGATCGCGACGTCGGGTGAGCTCGGCGAAGGCCTCTTCATCGCCGCTCGAGGCACGTCGGAGCAACTCGTCGGGGCTGAGCGACGTGAGGGTGCAGTCGACGTCGCGGACTTCGGAGAGAAACCCGATCGCGGCCGTCAGCCTGTCGACGTCGGAGAACATGGCCGCAAAGGGGAACAGAGCCGGCGGACGGAAACTCAATCCGGCAGGCCGGACCCAGAACGGCGACCGCCCCGGCAACCCCCGAGCTGTCTCTACACGGGGGCGCCGGGGCGCGGTCGTCTGGGGAGAGGCTACAGGGGGAGCACCCCGAGCACGAACTGCTTGCCGCCGTCGAATTCGATCATGATCGACGCGGGCTCGCCTTCGAGGTTGCCCTCGTCGACGTACTCCACGGTGTCGAACTCGCCACCGGCCTTGATCTTCTCGGCGATCTGCTTCGCCGCTGCGATCAGCTCCTCTTCCGTCATGCGGGCGCGCCTTCCTCGCCTGCGCCATCCTCGGACGCGGGCGTCTCGCCGCAGTCGACCGGCGCCGGCTCTTCGGCGGTCGGGATCGGCCCGACCTCGCCGAACGAGACCTGCTCGGGGGAGGTCGTGCCGCCGGACGTCACGCGGACCTCCTGGCCCTCGGGCACGTTGACACTCTTGAAGCAGTCGCCGTCGTTGGCGGGGTTGATGCCCTCGACGGTGACGCCTCCGTTGGCGCCGTGATTTCTAACCAGTGTTTCCATGCTTCTCCTTCGGGTTGGTGGGGTCTAGAGCTGGGCGATCCTACACCCGCTCCGGCCAGCGCCAGGTGCCGGCGACGATCTCTGCCGGCTCCTCATCCGCGCCGATCTCCTCGACGACGAACTGCGGGATATTGAACTCCTGGTAGGAGCCGCCCGCGGCCTCGTTATTGACCGGGTTGCCGTCCCTCGAGGTCCCCTGCTTGCCACAGGTGAACACCGTCAGGTGCACCCTCGAGGGAGACGTCAGCTCGGGCACGTGGCCGAGGGAGACGCCTTCGGGGTCGAGCGTGGCGACCGTGGCGGTGACGACCGCCGGCAGGTCGTACTTGCCCGTCTTGGAGCGGTAGATCACCGCTCGAGCGATGCCGAGGCCGGCCGGGATCTCGACGGCCTCGTCGACCTCGGGGGCCTCCTCGGCCTCCTCGTCGAGCACACCGCCCTCCGGCGACTCGGCCGGCGACTCCTGGTCGGGCTGCTCGACGGGCTCATAGATCAACTGGAACTCGTCGTCGGCGATCGCGTAGGGGTAGCCCCGTGCGTCGATCGCCAGCCAGCCGTCCTCGCAGAAGAAGGGCTCCGACTCGCTCTCAGACGTGTCGACCCGGAAGGGGCCTTCGATCCTGATCGCCCGGGTGTTGACCTTCTTGCGGAACTCCGCCCAGGCGTTGCCGGGGGCGAGCTCCTCGTTTGCCGGTATGTGCTCCTTGGAGAAGTGGATCGCACCGTCGTCGTCGACGGGGATCCCCTCCGCTTTCGCGTCTTCCATGCTGCTCCCTTCGGGAGTTGGTTGCTGGGACCGCGCGAGCCTACTTGACCGGGTGTACACCGGCCGACGTCAGCCCCGCAATTTGCGGAGAGCCTTGCCTGCCACCGTGTCCTTCTTCGACAGCTCCTCCTCGGCGTCTTTGAGGGCCTCGCGTATGACGTCGCTGCGAGAGGGCCTCCGTGAGCTCGAGAGGTAGCCGCTCCGGCTATAGCCGACGTCGCGCAGACGATCGACTCTGGCGACCTCTTTGTCGTTCAGCCGGGCTGAGAGCGTCGTGTCCTTGCTGTACCTGCTCATTGGGCCTCCCCAGGTTGCGTCTTACGTGGCTCGAGCGCCGTCTTACAATGACGATTCGTGCGGGATTGTAAGACATTCGGTCGGGATCCCGCCGAGATGTAAGACGAGCGATCGCCCGTAAGACACTGAGCTCATCGTAAGACCACCGTGCGGCGCCAGAACGACAAAAGCCCCCCGCCCGGTGAGGGCGAGAGGCTCTTATCTCCATGAACGAGATCCCGAAGGGAATCCCCGCAGGCAGTCTAGCGCTCGAGCTCGAGAGTCACGATCGTCATTGCCACCGAGGCCGGCGCACAGAGCTCGACGGCGCCGAAGCGGTAATGGTCGGGGGTATCGTCGGGGATCCACCCGCCGCCCGTCAGGGCGTCTCCCAGGGCCTTCTCGAGGATCACCCTGAAGTTGCCCTCGTCACGACGTCGACGCTGCCGGAAGAAGAGCCTGGCCGTGGCCCTGACCGCCTCGAGCCCGCGCGGCACCTGCGCCAGCATCAAGGCGGTGCCGCAGTCCCGTTGCCAGTCCTGCTTCACCTTCCGGTTGACCGTCCAGTGCGCGTGCGCCGTGCGGTTATAGGAGGGCGGGGTGCCGGGGATCTCGAGGGTGACGAGATCCACTACTCGGCCACGATCGGGATGATCTCGACCGAGTGCCCGCGCTCTGTCAGCGCTGCAGCTCGCTGCTCGGCCTCGGGCTCGGAGCGAAACGGCGCCGCCTTCTCGCCGAACTGCGGTTCCCGATCGGCGGTGCCGGCGTACCAGCGGGCGTCCGATCTCAGAATGCCGAACATGCTCACACGGGGTGGTGAGCCGGCGTCTCGGCGTTGATCGGCCGCTCGACCGGGTGGTCGTGGAGGAATTGCCCGATCGCGTCGAGGATCGAGCCGAGCTCGGTGGTGACGTCGTTCTTGCCGACGTCCTCGTTCTCGACCCGGACCCGCAGATCCGCGAGCGCGGCCGAGACCCCCTCGAAGGTGCCGATCGCCGAGATCGCCGCGTGTACGTCGGGGCTGTCGGCGAGCTCGCCCAGCGCATCCTCGAAGTCCGCCTGGTAGTCGACTCGCTCGCCTTCCTGCCAGCGATCGAACCAGCGATCGAGGAGGCGGACGGTGACGATCACCGCGGCGCCGAGGACGCCCGCGATTTCGGCCGAGCCGAGGTTGACGCCGGGGACGTGGGCCGCGATCCAGGCCGCGATCGAGCCCGAGACGGCGGTGATTACGCCGGCCAAGAGGATCGCGACCCGGTTGGGCGGGAACGTCTCTTGCAGCTTGTCTACGAGCCTGCTGAGTAGTGCTTTGAGCATCGGGATCTCCTAGCTGTAGAGGGGGCGGGCGACCATCGAACACTGCGAGAGGTCGCGGTGCTTGGGGAAGACGCCGCCGCCGTTGGACTGGCTGCCGCCGTCGTCGGCCGAAGTGTTGCCGCCGACGTCTTCGCTGACCCCGTGCTCGACGACGAGCTCACCGTGGTCGCTCGGGCTCGAGGGACCGTTGAATTTCCAGATCGAGATGTCACCCGGGCGGGCCTCGGCAATCGGCACCTGTACCCAGCCGTTTTCGTGGTTGCGGGCATAGCCTTCGATCGCCACCGAGAAGCAGCAATTGCCGGCGATCTTCGCGCCGCCGATCGCCTTGATGCAGTAGGAGGCGAAGCAGAGGCACCAAAAGCAGGGACCGAGTCCCCAGTAGGACTCCCAGAAGGTGACGCCGCCGGGCTGGCCCTTGCCGTTGGTGTGGGTCGGCCCGGAGTTGGAGCCGGACGGGCTCTCGGTCGTGCCGACGAAGCTGCGGGCATAGGCGACCGCGGCCGCCGGCCCCTCGCTCTGCGCCTTGCGGATCTTGCGGAGCCGCGGCTGTCGGCGCTTGGCGCGCAGTCGCTCGATCCTCGAGCGCTTCTCCGGGTTGCGGAGGAGCTCCTGTGTGGCCTTCGGGAGGATCCCCGCCTTCAGCCTCTTGCGGTGGCGGCCGCCGAGGCCGAGCACCCAGGAGAAGAAGCGCGCCGCGTGCAGCGTCTGCGGGCCGAGATCGCCGTCCGGGTTGACCGGCAGCCAGTCGATCCTGTTGTGCTCGAGCTCGGCCTTGAGAGCCTCCTGCAGAGCATGGACGTCGGGGCCATGTGCGAGTGGGGACGTCACCGAGAGGCGACGGTTCACGGAGCTCACGGAGCGGGAGGGGGTCACGGCAGGAGTCCTTTCGGATCAAGGTCGACTTCGGCGTCGACGCATTTGCTGAGGGCACAGACTTCAACACCCGCACCGGACGGTGCCTTTTCGCTCTGGCCGGGTGCCGGCAAGGGTGAGGGTGCAGGAGACGGTGGCGGCCCCGTAGCGGGGCCGGGAGGCTGATGGCCGTTGTTAGACGGCGGCTGAAAGGCATCACCCCCTTCCGAGCTCGAGCCCTTACTAGGTAAAGCAGGGGGAGCGTCTATTCGGGGCGGCGGCGGCTTCGAGGCGAGGAGCAGGGCTTCGCGGCAGAGTGGGAACTGCCGGCAGTTGATAAGGGCGACACGCAGCCGCATCGCGCACTTCCGCGATTCCTGAGAGCCGCGCGGAGCGTCGAGGCTGCAGACCACGGCGTTATTAATCACCCTCGTCACCTGGGGCCTGAGGACGTCGATCTGGCGCTTCGCATCCCCGGCCTGTTGGAAGGTGTAGAAGACGGCGATCGCGGCGAGCACGATCAGCAAGGCGAGGGTCACGAAGATCGGCGCCGAGTGCTCGGCGATCCAGACCTCGATTCGATTGAGGGGCTTCGGGCTCTGTTCTGTCATTGCACCACCACCATTCCGATCAGGGTTACGACCACCGCGAGCAGGGAGATCAGGGCTGCGCCCATCGCCAACACCATCGCGCGGGCGGCCAGCACCCGCTTGTCGGCGTCCTCCTCGCGGCGTTCTCGTTCTTCCCGCCGATAGTCACGGAATTCCCCTCGCATCTCGCGCAGTTCACCCCGCAGGCCTCCCTGGCCTTGGACTCCGAAGACGGTTGCATTGAGATCGCCGACCTGGCGCTCGAGCTGCTCGACGCTCACTGCGAGTCCACCTGTTCCTGCGCGACGTGGCGATCGTCGAGCGCTGCCCGCAGCTCGGCGATCCGACTCTCGGTCGAGACGATCGCGGCTTCGGCCTCCGCCGAGGGATCGCGGCCGGCGGCCAAGTGCAGGGCGATCACCTCGCGCATGAGCGTGACCTCACGCGCCGTCGCGTCGAGCTCAGCCTGCATCGACGCCGTCATGTTCGAGTTGACGAGGGTGTGGATTTCGTCGAGCTTGCCGAAGGTTTTGTCGGCGGCGCCGGCCGCGGCCTTTGCAACGCGGCGGTTGTCTTCGACCAAGAGCTGCGCGGCCTCGGCGGCCTGTTTGGCTACCGCCGTCGCGCGATCGGCGACCCGGTCCTCGCGTGCATAGTCTTCGATCTTCTCCTTGCGGCGCTGGATGCCGTTCAGCCAACTGAGAAGCAGCGGCCCGATCACAGCAACGAAGAGGGCTACGAGAAGAGTGGTCACTGTGAGCTCCACGGGTTGCTGTCGGAGCTGCTCGAGCTGCCCGCCCAGGGGTTACTCGAGCCACTGCCGCCCCCGCCCGACCACGGGTTGTCGGAGGCTTCGGGATCGCGGTACTTGCCTTCCCCGTAGAACTCGAGGAAGAGGCGATCTTCTTTCTCGTGGGGAATCCCCCATTTGTCGAAGAGTTTGCTGAGCTGCCGGTCGGCTTCGTCGTATTCGGCTTCCATCGCCGCGAGCCGATCTTCGCGCTCCTTTTTCATCGCCGGCAGCGAGCGGCGCTTGCCTTCTTCGACCGCGTTCTTCATCCGCGTCGCGTACTCGGCCGAGACGTCGTCGCGGGCGCTCGAGCTGTTCTTCTCGAATGCCTTCAACACCCGGCCGAGGAGAGCGGAGTCGTGCTCTTTGCCGGCGTCCTTGGGGAGCGGCGGCGCGATCAGGGTGCGGACGTAGCGCTCGGCCGAGTCATAGCCGCGCAGCTTCGCCGAGAGTTTGTCGAGGGCCTCCTGGCGCTCGGTCGACAGCGAGCCGATCACCGGCAGCTTGCCCACCCCCTCGCCTTTCTTGCGGCCGGCGGGGATCGTCGCCTCCCCTGCCACTCTCGAGAGCGGTGAGAGCGAGAGCATCTGTCCGAAGGCGTTCCACCCCGAGCCGCCTTCCTGCTTACCCGAGAGCGGCGAGACGCCGTAGATCGCCGTCCCCAGAGCCGCCAGGGCAGGCTGAGCGAGCTTGGCGGCCGCGATCCCCTTCGGGCCTTCGGCCGAGCCGCCCAGGGCCTCTACGAGCGCGTTGGAGCCCGGCGCGATCCTCGAGAGGTCGATGAACTTCTTTTCGCCGCCGAGGTCGATCGGCACCATCGCCCACTGTGTGAAGTAGCTCGGGTCGCCGCCGAGGAGTTTCTTGATCTCCTGCGCGTTCTGCTGGCCGAGGTAATAGAGCATCGCCGCCTTCACCGGGTGACGTTTCGGAAAGGCATAGAAGGTCCAGCGCAGCGACATACGGATGAAGGGGTAGAAGATCATCGCCTGCGCCGCGACCCGCTCGTTCTTGGTCAGCGCCGACCAGTTGCCCATGACGTCGTCGAGGTAGGACTGGTAACGGTTCGACCACTTCGGGTGCCCGGCAACCCACTCGGCCTGCTCTTTGAGCGTCTTGCCCTTCATCTCTTTGAGGGCGAGGCCCATCTCCCGGTTGAGCCCGCCGATACCGTGCACGAAGCTGTTGGTGCGGCTGTTCAGATCCTTGTCGATTTTCGCCAACGTCGCGAGCGCCCGGATGCGACCGCCCTTCCACTGGTCGAGGCGCTGAATCGAGGTCGGGATGCCCCGCAGAAAGCGACCGTAGGGCGTCCCCTCGAGCGTCGTGTAGGCCCTCGCGGCCGCGTCCATATCGCCGGCTTTGAGGTCGAGCTTGAGATCCTCGGCGCGCTCGATCGTGCGGGTGGTGACACCCACCCAGGAGTCGAACTCCTGCCGCGCGGTCGGGTCCATCTCCTTGTAGGTACGGATCGCCTTTTTGACGAAGGCCGGGTTCAAGAGCTTCGGCTGGGCGACCGCGGCCTGCCCATACTCGGCGATCACCTGCATCGCGGCCCAGGCCGGCGAGGTCCCGAGGATCAGGAACGACGTCGCCCGATTCACCTTCGCGATCTTCGGCGCGACGAGTGTGTTGGCGAGCTGGGCGACGAGCTCGTCCATCCCCGCTTTGCGGACGATCATGTAGTGAGAGCCGGCCGGGCCTTTGCCCTGGCGGAGCTGGTCGAGCTGGCCGACGAGCTCGAAGTCCTGGGCGGTGATTCCTTTGCCTTTTCCCTTGCCCTCGAGGACGTCGTAGATCCGCTTGTAGAACTGGCGCGGCACCTTCATCCACTGATCGCTCGAGAGCACGGGATCTGTTCCGCGGAAGAGCTCGTCGGCCTCCCTCGCCGACCACTCTTTGTGGCCGCCGGGCTCGAAGCGGTTGGACTCGATCACCGAGCGCGCCGCCTTGTAGCTCTCGCGGCGGGCGACCGGCCGGGCGATCGACTCGCGGATCATCGGCCGCAGACCCTCCTCGACCATCCCGAACTCCTCGGCGGTGCCCTTGCGCATCTTCGATTTGCCGGGCATCTGCGTCAGCTTCGAGCCGCTCGAGCCGTAGACGGGGGCGCCGTGGGCCCGACCCATACCGGCGTGCTGGTACTCGGGGAAGTCGCGCTCGGCGATGCCCTCCTGGCGGAGGCGCTGCTTGACCGTCTCGGCGAACTCCGGGGTCAGGGTGGTGTCGACCTCGCGGGACGCCTTGTGCTTGGCGATCGCCATCTCGTCGGCCCTCCCGGCCTGCTCGCGGAGGTTGGCGGCGTGGACGTCGAGTTTGTCGATCCGAACCCGCAGCTTCTCCTGGGCGATCGGCAGGTCGACGCCGACCGAACGGAGCACCTGGCGCGGGTTCTTGCCCTGGCCGAGCCGGGTCTTGTTCTGGCGCTCGTAGATCCCCAGCCGCTCGCGCATGATCGAGGCTTTCTTCTCCGCGGTGTCGGCCTTCTTGCGGAGCGCGCGGCCGCGGGAACGATCGTGCCGGGCCTCTCTGCGCAGGACGTCCTTGGAGAGCTTGCCGCGCTGAGGCGCCGAGCGGACGATCTCGCGCACCGAGCGCGGGTGCATCTCCTCGGGGAAGGGGATGTCTCGGTGTGTCGCGGCGGAGAGGAAGCGGGCACGCTCGGAGTGCTCGGGGGCGAGCTCGGCCGAGTTCTCGCGGGCGTGGCGCCCCTGGTCGCGATAGGCCCGCACCGTGTCGATCACCGCCGGGTTGGCGAGGACGTCGGGCTTGGCCTCTATGTGGGCGATCACGTCGCGGGTGTAGAGCTGATCGGGTGCCGGTGCCATCCCCGGCGGGGGCTCTTTGAGCCGACCCTTGATCCGCCTGACCTCGGCGAGCATCGCGACCGGGTCGTCCATCCGCATCGGGTTGCGCTGCAGGAAGCTGGCGACATCGGCGTCGTGGATCTCGAGGTCGCGCTTCTTGCCGCGCTTGCCGCGCACGACGCCTTTGCGGACGACGGTCGAATCGGTCGCACCGCGGGCCGCCTCGAGCATCGCGGCCTGGCGATCGCGGAGCTCGACCTTGAGACGGGTGCGGCCTTTCGCCGCGGCCCGCGCGGCGCCTTTGCGCTGGCTGGTCCGCTCGAGCACCTTGGGTGCTTTGCCGCCCTCATAGCCGTGGGCCTTGCCGTGGCGCTCGCGGACTTTCTCGGCGAGCTTGCGGGTGGCCTCGGTGATCCGACCCTTGCTCAGCTTGTCGCCGACCGCCTTGGAGCCGAGCCCGAGCATGATCGGCAGCATCAAGCCGAGGTTGTCTTCGACCTCCTTCTTGACCTCCTTGGAGTCGGTCGCGGTGACGACGTTGGCGACCTGCTTGGCGAAGGCGAGCTGTTCGGCCGGAATGTGCTTGACCGGGGCGAGGATCTCCTTGCCCGAGTAGCCGGCGGCTCCGGGCACGTGGGCCTCGTGGGCGACCTCTGAGGCCGCCCTGCCGACCGTGGTGCCCGATTTGATCGCCATCGCGACGGGGACCGTGACCAGGCCGGGAAGAGCTCGAGCGGTCGTCTTGTAGGTCTTCTTCGAACCCAGGGCTTCGAGGTGACCTCGAGCGCCCGGCAGGCCGGCGACGCTGATCTTCCCGGCTTTCAGCCCCGGCACCAACCCCGAAGCCGCACGTGAGCGCTTGGCAGCCTCCTGGGCGCCCTTGCGGCGCGCTGCGCGGGTCGCTGCCGCCCTCGCCCCTGCCTCGGCCAGCTTGGCCGTGTCGCGGCCTGCAGCGCGCTTAGCGGCCCTGCCGGCGAGACGACCACCCGCGCGCACGCCCGAGCCGGCGTTGAGCGCCCTCGAGGCCACCTTCGACCCTTTGGCCTCGATCTTCGCGGCGCCGGCCTCGAGGATCTCCTTGGCGACGGTCTTGCCGCCGGCCTGCACCGCCTTCTTGCCGACCGCGCCGACCAGGCCGCCGCCGGGAGCGGCGAGGGTGATCGCCGTGGTCAGGTCTTCGGGTTCACCGAGGCCGCGGGAGGAACCGTGGCCGCCGGCAGCCGCCGCCCTGCGCGATTTCTCATAGGCCCGCGGGGCGACGCTCTTCAGCTCCTTCTCGGGGAAGTTGCGCTCGACCGCGGTGCCTTCCGCCGTCTTGCGGCCGGCTTTGAAGGCGGCCTCGGAGGCCAGGGCATGGCGAAGCCTCCGCGTCGCCTCGCGGAGTTTCGGATCGGGCCGCTTGGCGAGCTTCGCTTCGGCCTTGCGCAGCGTCGCGACAGGGCGAGAGGCGGTCGCTTTTTTGACCGCCTTGGCCGCCGTGGCCGCTTCTCGTTTTGTCTTCGCCGCGGTGCGGCGATCCTTCTCCTCGAGCCGCGACACGCGCTTGGCGGTGCGGCCCTTGCCCTTCTCGAGGTCCCGACGTTCGGCCGGGGTGCTCTTCGAGCGGATTGACTTGACCGAGGACTCAGCCCGGTAGGGGCCGGTCGGCGGTGCCACGCGCCCCCTGCCGCGGCGACGCTTCTTCGGCCTGTACCTGTCGGGGATATCGCCCCAGCCCATTGACTACCTCCCTGCCGGGACGGCGCTTATGCCGCTGCCGATCCTCCGGGTGGTCTTGCCGGGGGCGCCCTTGGAAGCCTGCGCCTTGCGGATCTTCGCGACAGCCGCCGTCGCCTCGGCCGAGTAGCTCGAGCCGAGCTTTTCGATCAGCGCGGCTTCGAACTGCGCCCACTGCTTCGCCGATTTGGGCACTTTGACTCCGAGCAGGGCCTTGGCTGCCGACATCGCGTCGGAGGAGTGTTCCCCTCGAGCCCGCCTTTCGGCCGTGGTGAGCCCGCCCTTGTTGTCTTTCTCGTAGTTGGCCGCCGTCGCCTTCTGGGAGCGGGACGCGGTCTTCGCGTTCTTGGCGGAGATCCCGATCCGTTCCTGGGCCTGGCGATTGGCGATCGCGTCCTGGCTCGCCTGCCGGGCGGATTCGACCCTGGCGAGGGCCGCATCGGCTGCCGCTGCAGCTTCGGCCGAGCGAGCTTCCTGCCGGGCCATCTTGAGCTTTTTGATTTCGGTCGCGTAGCCGCGATCGGCTTCGCGGATCTTCTCCTTGTTGGAGACACGGGCCATGCCCTTTTCCTTGCGGACAGAGCCGAGCTCTTTCTTGATTTTGTCGCGGCGATCGCGCTCGGCTTTGCGGGCCTCGATCCCCTGCATCCGGGCGGCCGTCTTGTTCTCGCCGAGACGACCGACGAAGCTGGCCTGCTCGGAGAGGAGCGGCTTGACCTGATCGACTCGAGCCGCGCCGGCGGCCTGCCCGGCCTGGGCGATCTTCGCCAGCCCCGCGGTGTCCTTGGGGCCGCCGACGAGGTTGGCGAACGTCTCGTCCTGGGAGGCGAGCCGGGCCTGGTCGGCGGAGCTGCTCGCGTCGGCTGCGGCGAGCTGCGCCGACGTCGTGTTCTCGACCGACTTCAGGGCCGCAGCTCCGGTGTCCTGGGCGCCCTGGTAATCGGCGGCGAGCTGCGCGTACCACTGGCCGAGATCCCCCTCGCGTTTGCGCGAGCCCTTCGCTTCTTGGCGAGCTTCGCGGATCGGGGCGTTGAATTCGGTCCCGGCCTGAGCGTTGGCGACGGCGCCGGCCTGGCGCCCTGTGTGTGGTTTGAGGAAGGTGGCGACGCTGTCTCCGCCGCGACCACGACCTCGAGCGCGGCCCCCGCCGCGACTCCCCGCTGCTCCACCCATTCGACCTCGACCGCGTCCTCGACCCTTCATCAGTAGCCCGCCTTTCCTCGACCGCCACCAAGGCGGGCATTGATCGCTCGAGCCTTCGCGTTGGCAGCACGTGCCGCCGCGGGGCGACGAACGTTGCGCCCCTCTTTCGGCCCGTTCAGCCGGCCGCGACCGCCAGGACGACCGACGCCGAGTGGGGCGGGTGCTGAGGCGGCCGCGCGTTCGAGCGCCCCTTCCTTGATCCCGGCCTGGCCGAGCTGTTCATCTCGAGCGATCCTGCCGATCCCTCCGGTGTAGTCGCCCTGCGCCGAGGCGATCTGATCGTCGATCTCTTTCTGCGTTTTGTCGTAGCTCGAGCGGACCTGCGACTGCGCGTTGAGAGTCGACCCCGCGTAGAGCTGGTTGTTGGCGGTGTTGGTCACCCCGCGCCGGTTGTCCTCGAGCGACTTCGCGTTTTCGGCGACCGCGCCGTAAGGGTTAGACGCCCCCGAACCGAAGCCGAGCTCGGACTGAGCCCGGTCGTAGCCGGCTTTGGTCGAGGCTCGAGCGTCGGCGGAGTCGGCACCCAGCCCCGCCGATTCACGCTGCGCCTGAGAGTCCCAGGGCATCGCCGCCTTCCCCGACTTCCCGCGGCCGCGCTTGCGGGCGGCGCCACTCTTCATCCGCGCCCGCTGCACGGCGAGACGACGCTGCGAGTTTTCGAGGTATCCGCGGCCGCGAGCCATCTAGTCCTCGCCTTCCGTCTCCTCGTGGCCGCCCTTGCCCTTGCTGCGGGCGCTCTCGAGCAGGCTCGAGCGGTTGGCGACGAGCTTTTTCCGCAGGGCGGCGAGTCTCGGGCTGGCCGGGTTTTTCTTCAGCCCGGCGTTGACCTGGGCGAAGGACTTGCCGCCCACGGCGAGTTTGCTCCGCCAGTCGGGGCCGAGCGCCTTCTGCAGCGTCTGCCGCTGCTGCATCGTCTTCTGCGCCTGCTCCGAAGTGATCGCCCCGGAGGAGACGCGAGTGGCGAGCTGGCGACCGCCGGGACCGGCCAGTCCACCCCCGCCGATGCCGGCGGTCTGCTTGCCCTGGGGAGCGCCCTGGCCCTGGGGACGAGCGCCGCGGGGAGCGGCAGTGCCGCCATTCTGTCCGACGCGGCCTCGGCCTCGACCTCGGCCCTTGCCCCTCGAAATTGGATTTCCTACTTCTACAGCCATGTGAGTCCTTTCAGTGTGTTATTCGACCCGGACGGGGTCAACGATTAGACGACGCTGATCCCAGGTGCATTTGTAGTTGCCGATCGTTCGAACCTTCTCCGCGATGACGGCCGCCGCCGCTACTTTTAACTGGCGGGTAGTGGAACCGACCGATGCAGCCCCCCCAGTACCGCTCGGCACGTACTCGACAGCGGACCAAGTGTCGCTCGCCGCTGCCGCACCGACCGCGTAAGAGATATGGGCGCCGCCCGCCGCCGCGGCTTCGACCAGACCCTCGATTCGGATGTCGTAGTCCCCTTTCAAAGGCACCGTGATCGAGAGCGGGTCGGTCGGCAGAGATTCGTATGCCGTTTTGTTGGTGAGTTCCCGCACCACGTCCGACTTGGCGACGAGTGGCGGGCCGCCGATCTTTTTCCAGCGCGCTTCGCCTTCGCCGGCCCCCGCCGCCTCCTTGTAGACGAGCTCCCAGAAGACCCCGTTGACCGCGTCGGCCACGAAGGTCACCTTGTCCCCGGTCAATGCTTCCGCGGTCTGGGTGGTGAGATTGGTTTCGACCAAGCCGAAGTCCCTCGGCGTCAGCAACGACCACACGTGGGAGGTCGTGCCCGGAGTGATCGAGCCGTTCGTCGTGATCCTGAAGACCCGGTCCTTGCACTTTTCGCCCTCCTCGACGTAGACCATCGTGCCACCCGAGAGCTCGCCGGCGGCGTCAGCGTCAGTGGCGCGCGCGGGGGCCGCCGCGACTACCCAGATCCCGTTTTCTTTGGTCGTCGTCTGCCCGGTGACGAGCACCCTGTCCCCGTTCGCCAGGAGGACGCCGTCGATCGTGTCGCCGCTGTTGAGGGCGGTTTCGATCACGACGTTGGCGACGGTGGCGACTCGACACGAGTTCTTGAAATCCTGGGAGCCGGGGCCTTCGGGACCCGTTTCGCCTTTGGCTCCCGTTTCGCCTTTTTCGCCCGTCGCGCCTTTTTCGCCCGTTTCCCCTTTGGCGCCGACGTCGCCGGCCCGGAAGAATTCGAGGGTGCAGACGTCGTTGTTGGCGAGCCCATTGCTGGCGACATGGGCGACGGTGAGGCTGTCCCAGGTGCCATTGTCGTTCAACACCCCCGACGTCGAGAAAATCGCGAAGACGGTCGGCGCTCCGATTTTGCGGAGGATCAGAGTGCCCTTGAGCGTGTTGGTCGAATCGTCGATCGTCGCCAGATAGGCAGCGAGCGAATTGGCATCCCCATCGGTCTCGGAGACCCGCAGGACGGTGGCTTCGGAGAGGGTCGTTTTGTTGAACTTGAGTTTGCCCGAGCCGGGGTCGGTCGCTTCGATGTTGGTGAGGTAAGTGAACTTCAGCCCGGCGCTGCGACCTTCGGCGCCTTTTGCCCCTTCCGCACCCGTTTCACCTTTGGCTCCGGTTTCGCCTTTCGCCCCGGTTTCCCCTTTTTCCCCGGTCGCACCTTTGTCACCCGTGCGGACGAATTCGACAACGATCTGATCGCCGTTGGCGAAGGCTTCACCGCTGGCGACGTGGGCGATCGTGAGTTTGTCCCAGGTGCCCTGGTCGGCGAGCGCGCTGATACTGACGATCCCGAATACTTTGGGGGCACCTACTTTGCGAAGGATCAACATCCCCTTCAAGGCGGTGGTCGAGTCGTCGAAGGTATTGAGGTAGGCGCCCAGGCCGTTAGCCTCGGCATCCGTCTCGCTGATGCTCATGCGAACGGCAGCCGCGATCGCTGCGTTGATTTTGAGCTTGCCGGCGGTGGGGTCGGTGTCTTCGGTATTGGTGCTGAATTCGTACCTCAGCCCGGCCGAGCGGCCTTCAGCACCTTTGGCGCCCGCTTCCCCTTTTTCCCCTTTTTCGCCCGCCGCGCCTTTTTCGCCCTGGTCCCCGGTGCGCAGCCATTCGATCACGACCTCTTTATTGTTTTCGAGGGCTTCGCCTTCGGCCAGGAGTTCGGTCGGAATGTTGACCCAGGTGCCTTCGTCGGCGAGGGCGCCCGTCACTTTGAGGATGCGGAAGCGTTTTGGAGAGCCGAGCTGGCGGACGACGATCGTGCCACGGTTGGCCAACGTCGTCGAGTCGTCCCAGGTGGCGAGGAAGGCGGCGATCGCAGCGGCGTCTTTGTCGGTCTCCGAGAGCCGCAGGAAGGTGTTGCCGGCGCCGTCCCGTTTGGCTTTGCCCGCACCGGGGTCGGTGTTTTCGGTGTTGGTCAGCCAGGTGTAGTGCAGGCCGGCATCGCGCCCCGCCGCCCCCGTTTCCCCTTTTTCCCCTGGCGCCCCTTCGGCCCCTTCAGTCGCACCGACAACGGTGACCACGACCGTCTCCCCATCTTCGAAGAGTTCGGCGTTTAAGCCGGCGACCACGGCGACGACTTTGGGGAACAGGATTGGGAAAGCGCCAGGGGAAGTTTCGACGATCTGGGCGTTGATCTCGAAGGCGACGTAGGCTTCGCTGGTCTCGCCGTGGATCAGGACGATCCCGCGGTGGCTCGAGCCGGCGGGGGCGAGGGTGTTGGCGATGTATTCGAGCAAGTGCCCGATGTCTTTGCCATCGACGTCGTCGAAGCTGATCGCCATCTGGGTCGCTTCGAAGAGTTCGGGCGGGTCAGCATCGAAGCGGATCTCGGCCGGGACCGCAGGGTTGGATTCAAAGCCGGTGCGGTAAGTGAAGTGAAAGACGGCCTGGTCGGCCATCACGGCATCGGCGGCATCGGCCGGCTGGATCGGGAACCACTGCGAGATCTCGTCGAAGTTGTCCTGGTTCGCTCGAGCGGTGAGGAAGACCTCGCCCATCACCTTTTTCAGCGTCTCGTCCTCGATCGAGGCGAGCTGCTGGCGCTCGGCCGAGAGCAACCGGGGCGGGCCCGTGCGACGGGCACGGATCTGGACGTTGGGCTTGGGGAGCTGTTTGGTCACGGCTTCTGGGTCTCCGTGACACGCGTCTCCCGCAGGTAGCGATCGAGGCGCTGCACGGACCAGGGCGCGGCGCCCGAGAACTGATGCGAGAAGAGGGTGGCCGTCTGCCCCCTCTGTTTCTGCACTTGGTCGATCGCCGGGGCGACACCGAGTTTGTAGACGGTCCCGTTGCCGAGCGCTTTGTAGTCCTCGGCGACCTTGACGGTGACTTCGCCCGAGCCCCAGAGCTTGGTCCCCACCACGGTCTTTTCGTCGGGCGATTCGAGCTCGTAGAAGCCCGACTGCCAACGCGGGCTCATCGCCGCGGTGACGTCGGTGTCTTTGGCCGGGGTGAAGAAGAATACGCCCTTGTGCGCTTCGTCAGAGGCCGAGAAGAAGAGCCGCATCCGGTGGGTGGCCAGGGCGGAGTTCCAGGGGACCATGCTGTGCAGAGCGACCGTGTGGACGGTCCAGCGCAGCCCCTGTAGATCGAACTTGAGCAGGCGGTCGACGTCGCCGGCATTGAGCCCGAGCCCGATGTATACGGCGTCGCCTACGAAGGTGAGGCCCTGAGCTGAGGTCCAACGCCGTTCGCCGAAGGTCGTGGCCGCAGGACCGACGAGAGCGGCGCTGTCGGCCAGTGGGTCGAGATCTTCGGAGAGCAGGGAGGGCTCACCGCCCGTGGTCACGTAGAGCCCGTCGTTGCCGATCAGGTAGACGCCCTCGGCGCCGGCGCAGACCTGGGCGTTGCACTTGGCTGAGGGCGGCAGGATGCGGGTGCCGAGGTCGATCGTGCGGAAATTGAAGATCGGTTTGCCCTCGTTATCCGCAGAGACGCCGTAGAAGACGAACAGGTGGGTCTCCTTGAAGACGAAGATCTGCCCACCCCACTCGCAACACCCGACGATCGTCTCTCCGTCGCCGGGCCGGACCTGCACGAAGTTGGTCGATTCGAAGCTCTCCGCGTCGCCGGGGTTGGCGAACCACACGTGAGAGCCGCTCGAGGTCGCGCCGTTGGGGCCGCCGTTGGCCTCGGTGCCGGCGATCACGAGCCGATTGCCCTCGTCGGCCCAGACCGCCAGGTGGTGACCCTTCGGCATCGCTTTTTCGGCGACCCCGTCGACCGAGGCTTTCGGTTCAGTGAAGTTGGTCCCGTCGTAGCGCTTCAGGGTGCTTTCCTGATCGGCGATGTAGGTGAAGGCGGCGGCCGGGGTGCCGAGCCGGGCGAAGCTCATAAAGAGCTGTTTGACCACCGCTTCTTTGCCGGCGACCTCTTTGCCCGTAGCGATGTCGAGAGGGACGAGTTTGGTCGTGCGGCGGGCCAGGAGGCGCGAGTCGGAGTGGGCGAAGAGCGACTCGTAGTTGGCGGCGCCCGCTTCTTTGGTGAACTCGTCGGTGCCCTGGCGGGTGCGCACGGCACCGGCCGAGCCGACCCAGTCGACGTCGAGGAGGTCGATCGCGTTGTCGCCGCCGACGTCGTCGAGGGGCTGATTGAGGATCAGCCCGCCGAACTTCGTGAAGGGGATCGGGACCGTCGGCTTCATCTAGAGGTAGTCGCCGCCGCGGCCCGCTCGAGTGAGACGACGCTCCTTGTCGTAGTTGGGCTTCATCAGCGCGTGCACCATCCCGTCGCGCTCGCGTTCGTAGTCCTTGAGGATTTCGGCGGCCGCCTCGAGGTTGTCGGTCGCCTTGTAGACCTTCACCCTGACCCGAGTGACAATCAGGTCGTGGTAGTCGGAGTCGAAGATCGGCTCGTCCCCATCTTCGAGCTCGGCCGGCACCTTGCGGTAGAGCACCCGGATCAGCGTGGCGCTCGCGGGGGCGACCTTGATCGTCTCCCCGTCCTCGGTGTACCAGTATTCGGGCTTGCCAGCCCCGGTCTGGGTGGGGTCGCCGAGGAGAAGCTGATTGATCGTGATCGGTTCGAGCGGGTTGCGAGCAGCGACGTCGACGACGGCCTGCACGTGGCCGAGTTCTTCGATCGTCAGCGGCGCCACTCCTTCGTCGCTGTCGAAGAGGAAGGGCCAGGGTTTGAAGTCACATATCTCGCGGTAAGCCTGCTGAATCCAGCGGTTGATCCGGTCTTCGCCCCCGGTGTCGGAGCTGATATTTTCGGCGCCGCTGGCGACGATCTCTTCGCGTATTTCTTCTCGGTTCAAGTCAGTCCCCCCGCGGGGATCAAAAGCCCCGAGTCGGACGTCTCCATCGGCGTCGTGACCCCGCCCGCGTAGGGCCTGTGGGGGGCGTGGCCCCGATCGGTGCGCTTGTACTCGCCGCCGTCGCCCGACACCCGCTTGGCGGCCCGGTAGGCGAGGGCGACTTCGTCTTCGCCCTGCTCTTTCTCGAGCAACGCCTGCCGTATCCGCGCCCGCTCCTCGTCTTCTTCGCCCTTGCGGATCTTCTCGAGCGCCCCCGGCTTCCAGAGGTCGCGTTCTTTCATCTCCTCGACGATCGCGAGCTCGGGGTCGCGGTACTCCCAGTTCGGCCCGCAGATCGGGAAGTAGGCGTTCTGGGGGTGGGTGAGGAGCTTGATATGCCAGCGGCCGGGGATCACTCCCGGCCCCCGTTCCTTCGGGTGTAGCTCCCCGGCTCGAGGAGAGATTTTTACGACGCGGAGGCGATCGTCGAGCAAGCGCAGCTCACGCTCGAGCCTCTGCGCTTGCGGGTCGTCGCCGACCTCCTCCATCCTCTCGCGGAGGGCGTTGATCGCCCGCATTCTCTCCTCGCGGCTGACCGGGACGACCAGCCCCGCCGGGGTGGTGGGCATGGTCGCTTAGCTCCCGAAGGCGAAGACCAGCGCGGTCGGTTTTTTGACTTCGGCTTCGTTGGCGACCTCGGCCGGCGTCTCGTCGAAGAGCTTGAGCGTCTCTTCCGCCGGGTCGTAGATCACGTTGGCGATGTTGACCGCGCCGTCGCTGACGTCGGTCAGCACCGCCCAGCCGTAGACGACTCGCTCGAGCCCAACGTCGGCGGGAGTGAGTTTGTCGGCCTGCAGGTATTTGGTCGGGAAGGTGACGGGGGTGACCGTCATCTTCAGATTTCCCGGAGGGGCCTTCTTGCGGGGACGGGCGCCGATCGCCAATGCCGCGAAGGCGAAGAGCGGTACTGCGAGTCGC